CAAAAAATAAAAATCCCATTACAATGCGTGTTTGCAAACTTAAACTAATTAAAAACATAAACATTTCATAATTCACACGGTAGAAGCCACAGGTTCGAATCCTGTTGCGCCCACCATAAAAAAGTAAGGTAAATCGGGAGTTTAAGGCTCCCGATTTTTCATGGGCAAAGCCCATTTTAACAATTGCCCATAAAATTGCCCACAAAGTAGGCAAAAATAAAAGCTATTATTTACTAAATAAAGCCTATTTTATGCTTTTCTTTTTGCGATAAATGTTAACGGGCTGACCAAGCAGATCAGGAACAATGTTTTCAAGATCAAATATATTGCTGGCCTTGTTAGCCACCTCGCGTAACGCTTCTGTGTCCAGATCATCGTACTCAAGAGTCATGGTTTTTGTAGAATGCCCGGCGTTGTTTGCTACCGTTCCTAAGTCTACTCCTGCCTTCAACAACTGAGTGATATTGGTATGCCTTAAGCCGTGAAATTTAAGATTATCAGGAAGTTTATTATCTGCCTTAAACTTTTTCCACCAGGTATTAACTGAATTAGGGTGCATCGGTTTCCCGTTCCACTGGGTGAAAAGCAGGTCGTTATCTATCAGCTCTCCCGTCTCTGTTTCTATTTTATCCATCCACAAATCTCCGCATTTCTCTCTCTGTCTATCCCGGGCGGCAATCATTTCTTTTAGTAATGGAACTAAAACGCTAGGATAGGGTATAACTCTTTTCCCACTCTCTGATTTAGGGTCCTTAAGGTATATTCTTCCCTTCTGGTGCCTGATTGCTCTGCTGACATCGATGAGGCAGTCATTTAAATCTAAGGTGCTGTCTCCGATCCCCAGGATTTCTCCGCGCCGCGCCCCAGTAGTTGCAGCAAGCAGAGTAATACATTTATATTTAAGTGATTCTTTTTTTAGGGCTTTAAGTAATTCCCTTGCTGGATCACGATCTACACTAGCTTTTCCTCGTTTGGGGATTTTAGGAGGCTTCACTCTGGCACAAGGGTTTTCTTCCAGCTCTCCTAAGTCTACTGCAAAAGTAAACATAGAAGAGATAATATGAAAATACTTTTGAATTGCCGCATTACTAAGACCCCCCGGCTTACCGTCTTTTCTTATCCCATCTTCTTTGAGATTATTCATAAAATCGTAGATGTCAATCGGTTTAACTTTAGTGATATTTTTATGCCCAAAAGCAGGTAAAATGCGGCATTCTAGGTATCCCTTATAGCTTTCTTTTGTAGCTTGTGCCAGGTCTGCATTGTCCCTTAAAAATCTTTCTGCAAGTTGCCGAACCGTCATTTTAGACGGCTTCTTAAACTTACCTTTGTCCACTTCAGCTATAAATGCTGCTAAAGCCCGCTCCGCCTGGGTATCGCTGGGAGCTTGTATTGTTTTGCGATTGCCCCTGTATCGCAATTCATAGGAACATTCCCCACGTTTTCTATAAGAGCCGGCAGCCCTTCTAGATTGCCTTTTATCCTCAGCCACATAATCACCTCCTGTTATCCTAAACGGTATATGGCTTTGCCAAGTATCTTTACGCTATCAGCTGATACTCGGATGGGCTCATAAGCCGGATTAGTAGAATGCAACCATACTTCACCATCTAAAATATAGACTTTCTTTAAACAGGCTTCGCAGTTGTCAATAAGTACAGCTGCTATGTCTCCGTTGTCCACAGCTGCCTGCTGGCGGATCAGCACCAAGTCCCCCGGTTGATATTTAGGTGTCATGGAATCACCAGTGATCCGGAGATAATATAATTCGTCTTTTGGGCTTACGCCAACTAAATTACCATCGACATACATATAACCTTCAATGTTTTCTTCTGCATAGATAGGTTGTCCCGCTCTAATAACCCCTAGAACAGGGACCTTGAAAAGATTTTCCGGACTAACTGGAATATAGCCTGGCAGATCTCTAGGGTCTATTTCATTTTTGGTTTTGTATCCTATTAGCTCAAACCTATCTTTTTCGTGTCCACTTAAAAAACCAAGCTTTATTTTGTCTGTCCCTTTAACTGTCTCAATCCACTCTTTCACGGTTTCCTCCGGATATGCAGACAGCTGCTCTTTAAGCTCCCCTTCAACGTCCGCCTGGAAGAAAGATAACGGAACCTCACAAACTTCGGCTATTTTGCTTAACAAAGGGTAACTAGGATAAGTCCGTCCCGCTTCAAGATCACCGATATAACTTCTGGATCTATCTACTGCGTTCGCAAGGTCCTTTTGCGTAAATTTCCTCCCTATACGTTTTGATTTCTCTCGCCTGGCCTGCTTGATTAGCATTCCAAGCTCTTTCTTGCTTAACGTCATTTCTACCCCACCTTTACGTTATTAACGTCATTGTATAATGTAAAAGACGTAAATGCAAGACATAGCGAGAAAAAATAATAAATATACGTATAATAATAAAATATGACGTAAAATTACGTCATAAAATCGTTGCGGCGAAGTATATTGTGACGTATTATTACGTCATAAGTGTTAAAGACGTATATAGCCGACGCAGTCAGGGGAGGTAGAAGCGACATGCAGATACATTTGGACAATATGCCCTGGAACCTAAGGATGAAGCTTCTTAGGGCTCAAAAAGGTTGGTCCCAAAAAGAAGCAGCAGAACAATGCGGCACTACACAAAAGGGCTACTGGCTCTGGGAAACCGGAAAAGTTGTACCAAGGAAAAATAGCCGAACAGCTATAGCACGTGCTTTTGGGGTTACTGAGGCCGAACTGTTCGGTATTCATAAAAATAAAAAAGTTATTTAAGGGAGGGGGGAATATTATGCCGCGCAATATGATGGATGCTCAAGAAGCCGCTAGCTACCTACATATTAGCTATTGGACGCTTCTTAACCGAGCAAAAAAAGGACAAGTTCCCTGCGTCAAGGTCGGCCGCCGGGTGCTTTTTAGCCAGGAAGGTCTGGATCAATGGATCGCTGACCAAGAAGCTAAAAGCATCCAGCAGGAGTCTGAGCCTCAATATGGCAGACTTCGCAAGATTAAGGGTTAAGGAGGTGAACGCATGAGCAAAGCAGCCAGGATCAAGCGAGAAAGGAAGGAGGGTAGAGATCTCCGGCACACGGTAGTAAGTAAAAAGAAAAGCCCGCTCAGAGCGGACTAACGTAAATTGATCACCTACAGTTTAGCACACCTTATAGGGGCACCGCAACCAGCCCCACCATTCAGAGAGGAGAGGACAAGCCTTGAGAAAGACCTACGAAGTACGCTACCGCCAATTCGCCAGAGGCCGGAGGAGCATACAATCAATTACTGTTCCAGCAAGAGATGAAGAAGAGATTAAAAAACGGTTTAAAGCAACCGTTGCCTTAATGGAGCTTTTCAAATTTGTTCCGCTTCGCTACGCCCAGTTGATTAGCGTGTTCGAGAAGAAGGAGGCGTAGCTGATGGGCAGAACCAAGAAACGCCACCGCGCCTGGAAGCAGCAGATGCGCGATCGAGTCCGGCGCCGCCGCAGATACGGGTACCGCTGGCAGCAGGATGATATCAGTCCGGGACGGCTGGTTGCCTGGGCTGAGCCACCGGGAGGAGAGATTCGTAATGTCGGTGACGGTAGCTGAAATCAGACAAGCTCAGGAGGAACTCCGCCTGGCCCGGGAAGCACTGAATTGGGCTGATCCCGATTTCATCAAAGTAGCTGTATACCAGTATAAAACCGCAGAAGCCAGGCTGGATGCGCTGCTAAAAAGAGCAAAAAACGCTGGCATAGTACAGTTTCCGGAGATCGCCGAATATCCAAACCGGGAAGAAAGAATTATGGACTACATAGGAATTGGGATTTTGGTAACCGCTGTCTTACTGTTTATTTCTGTAGTTGTGATTAATGCCGGCCGAATAATTGGACTTTGGGGATAAAGAGGAGGAATGAGTATATGAAATCAACCGGTGTTGTGAGAAAAGTAGACGAACTGGGGCGCATTGTGATCCCGATGGAATTAAGACGCACTATGGATATAAACGAAGGCACTCCCCTTGAGATATTCACTGATGGTGAGCGAATCATTTTGCGGAAGTATGAACGCGGCTGCAGTTTCTGCGACGAGTTCCACGACGACATGATTAGCCACGGCGGCAAGCTAATTTGCCCGGCCTGCATCGAGAAGCTTCACAAGCAGGTCCATCTTGATGCCCGGATGAAACAGGCTACAACCAGGGGGGCAAGCCGATGAAGCCCGGCGATAAAGTCATGGTCCCTCGTACCGGCGGCGGGTACTCCTTAGGAGAGATACTAGAGATCTACACCGATGGACGGGCCCGGGTGACGTTCCCGATCGGGAACATCTACCGAGGTAAACCTAGGCCGGTGGCGGGGATGGGATACAAGACGGTGAAATTGAGCGATTTAAGGCCAGTCAAGGAGGATTCATAAGAAGGAGGGCTGTTTAAAAATGATTAAAATCAATAAACTCGAAATCGAAAACGTAAAGCGCGTTAAGGCTGTCAAAATCGAGCCAACTCCCACCGGCCTGACAATAGTGGGCGGGAAGAATAATCAGGGCAAAACCAGTGTGCTAGATGCTATCTGCTGGGCCCTGGGTGGCGAACGGTACCGTCCATCAGAACCTCAGCGCGAAGGGTCAGTGATCCCGCCTTACCTTCATGTCGTTTTGTCAAATGGCCTAGTAGTCGAGCGCAAGGGAAAAAACTCTGACCTTAAAGTAATCGACCCGAAAGGTCGTAAAGGTGGCCAGCAGCTGCTGAATGAGTTCGTGGAACAGTTGGCACTGGATCTGCCCAAATTTATGCAAGCCAGCAACAAGGAAAAGGCTCAGACATTGCTGCAGATTATCGGTGTGGGGGACAAGCTATTTGAGTTGGAACAGCAGGAAAAGGAAATTTACAACCAGCGACATGCCATTGGGCAGATTGCTGACCAGAAAAAGAAGTTTGCAGCCGAGCAGCCTTATTACCCGGACGCACCTAAAGAACTTATATCCGCATCTGACCTCATCAAACAACAGCAAGAAATTCTGGCTCGCAATGGCGAGAACCAGCGCAAGCGAGAAAACCTGCGTACTCTTGAATTCAATTACAACGAGATACAAAAACAAATTACTGCCCTGGAAGAGCGACTAATTGCTCTAAAGGAGCAGCGTGACCAGCTGGATACCGACATAGCCATAGCCCGCAAATCAATTGAACAACTCCACGACGAGTCTACCGCCGAATTAGAAGCCAACATTGCCAACATTGAAGAAATCAATCGCAAAGTCCGGGCCAACATGGATAAGGATAAGGCTGAAATGGATGCCCAGGAATACATCAACCAGTACAATGCCCTAACCGTTAAGCTAGAAGAAGTTAGACAAGCTAAAATTGACCTGCTCAATGGTGCCGATCTGCCCCTGCCGGGTCTCTCCGTTGTGGATGGTGAGCTGACTTATAACGGGTTCAAGTGGGACAACATGAGCGGCAGTGATCAACTTAAGGTAGCTGTGGCAATCGTTCGCCGGCTGAACCCGAAATGCGGCTTTGTGTTGGTTGATAAGCTGGAGCAGATGGATCTGGAAACCCTGAACGAGTTTGGCCAGTGGTTGGAGCAAGAAGGACTGCAGGCGATTGCTACCCGTGTGAGCACTGGCGATGAGTGCAGCATTATTATCGAGGACGGATATGTCAAAGGGGCAGAAACACCTAATTCGACTGTCGAACCGGAAATGACTACTCCGTCATGGAAGGCAGGTGAATTCTAGGTGCAGATAAGCAGAGGCGTAATTGTAGGAGCTCAAAAAATAGTTATCTATGGCCCGGAAGGCATTGGTAAATCATCCTTTGCAGCTAAGTTTCCTAATGCGGTTTTTATCGATACTGAGGGCAGCACTAAGCATATGGATGTGGCCCGGCTGCCTAAACCCACCAGCTGGACCATGCTTATAGAAGAAGTTAAATACGTCAAGCAGAATCCCCATATCTGTGACACCCTGGTCATTGATACCGCAGATTGGGCCGAACAGCTTTGCAAAAATGAAGTATGCGCTAAGGCCCAAAAAAAAGGCATTGAGGATTTTGGTTATGGCAAGGGATATGTTTATGTAGCTGAAGAATTCGGGCGACTCTTGAACCTGTTAGAAGATCTGATTGAACTAGGAATTAATATTGTCCTGGTAGCCCATGCTCAAATGCGAAAATTTGAGCAGCCAGATGAATTAGGAGCTTATGACCGGTGGGAAATGAAGCTGGAAAAAAAAGTAGCTCCATTGGTAAAAGAATGGGCCGACATGCTCCTATTTGCAAACTATAAAACTTATGTAATTAATGTAGATGGTCAGGGAGCCGATAAAGGTGTCAATAAAGCCCGAGGTGGCAAGCGGGTAATCTACACCACCCACCACCCATGCTGGGACGCTAAAAACAGGCATGACCTGTTACCGGAGATCCCACTAGATTATGACGAAATTGGACCACTGATTATTACCCGAGGAAAACAGCAGCCAATAAAGCAGCAACCCATTCCTCAGCAACCGCAACAACAAGCCGATCCAGTACCGGAATTTAATTTTATTGACTCAACCGAAGAAGACCCAGACCCCTGGGATAAACCTAATCAGCTAGTAGACGAGATGGCAGGCGTACCCAAGCAGCTAGCCGACCTGATGAGGGCCAATAATGTAACAGTGGCTGAAATTCAACAGGCAGTGGCCAGCCGGGGCTATTACCCAATTGATACACCTATAAACAAGTATGATCCTGGCTTTATTGATGGCGTATTAGTTGGTGCATGGGATCAGGTATTTAAATCAATTTTAGATAGGAGGAATAAGTAATGAGTTGGGAAGATATTGGCACTGAAATAAATGCTGAGGATATCGGCCGGGAATTAGGTTGGGAAGACACCATCGAAAATGATGGTCCAGAATTTGTCCTACTTCCTGAAGGTGATTACGATTTCGAAATCGTTGATTTTGAGCGCGGTCGTCACCCTGGCAGTGATAAGCTGCCTCCCTGCAACAAGGCTGTGCTCCATGTAAAAGTTGAGGGCAAAGAGGGCACCGCCATAATCAAACACAACCTATTCTTGCACAGCAAAACTGAAGGAATACTTTGCGCTTTCTTCACTGCTATAGGCCAGCGCAAAAAAGGTGAGCGCCTAAAAATGAACTGGAACACAGTGGTAGGTTCAAAAGGCCGCTGCCAGGTTGGGACCCGTAAGTGGATCAATGATGAAGGTAAGGAAATAACTATGAACCAGATCAAGAGATTTTATGAACCCGAAATCCAGCAGCCTCAACAAACAATGTTTACACCGGGGAGCTTTTAGTTATGGACTTAAGACCATATCAGATAGAAGCAAAACAGGCTGTCCAGGCTGAATGGGCTAAAGGGAATAGGAAAACCCTGCTGGTGCTGCCGACCGGTACCGGCAAGACAATAATTTTCAGCAAGCTGACTGAGGATTGCGTCCGAGATGGTGAGCGGGTTTTAATACTCGCTCACCGGGGTGAGCTCCTTGACCAGGCTGTAGACAAAATGGCTAAGGCTACCGGCTTAGGGTGTGCAGTAGAAAAGGCAGAAGATACCTGTTTGGACAGCTGGTTTAGGGTGGTGGTTGGATCCGTCCAATCTCTCATGCGAGAGACGCGCCTGGCCCGTTTCCCGGTGGACTATTTTAACACGATCATTGTAGATGAAGCCCATCACTGCCTTGCAGACAGTTACCAGCGAGTATTAAATCACTTCGAGCAGGCAAAGGTGCTGGGCGTAACGGCCACCCCGGACCGGGGCGATATGCGCAACCTGGGACAGTATTTTGACTCATTGGCTTATGAATATACCTTGCCCAGGGCAATAAAAGAAGGGTACCTGTGTAAGATTAAAGCCCAGACTATACCGCTTAAGTTGGATCTGACAGGTGTAGGAGTTCAAGCCGGTGACTTCAAGTCTGGTGATTTAGGTACCGCTCTGGATCCGTACCTGTATCAGATTGCTGATGAAATGGTTAAATGCTGTATGGACCGAAAAACAGTAGTATTTCTGCCGCTCATAAAAACCAGTCAGAAATTCCGGGACATCCTGGAGCAAAAAGGGTTCCGGGCCGCTGAGGTAAATGGCGACAGTCAGGATCGGGCTCAAATTCTGGCAGATTTTGAAGCCGGCAAATATGATGTTCTATGTAATTCCATGCTCCTTACAGAAGGCTGGGACTGCCCGTCGGTAGACTGCATTGTTGTGTTAAGGCCAACCAAGATTCGTAGCCTATACTGTCAGATGGTAGGCCGGGGAACTCGACTATTCGAGGGTAAAGACCACCTGCTTCTGCTGGATTTCCTCTGGCATACAGAACGCCATGAGTTATGTCACCCTGCACATTTAATCTGCGAATCACCGGAAGTAGCTAAAAAAATGACCGAAAACATCGAAGCTGCCGGCTGCCCGGTAGACATTGAAGCAGCTGAACAACAAGCTAAAGAAGATGTCGTAGCTGCCCGGGAGGAAGCCCTGGCGAAGCAACTCCGGGAAATGAGGAACCGGAAACGCAAGTTAGTGGATCCGCTGCAGTTTGAAATGAGCATCCAGGCTGAGGACCTGGCCAACTATGTACCGACCTTTGGCTGGGAAATGGGCCCGCCTTCAGAAAGCCAAATCAAAACACTTGAAAAGCTGGGTATTTATCCTGATGAAATCGAGACAGCAGGAAAGGCTGCCAAACTGTTGGATCGGTTAGCTATGCGCAGAATAGAAGGTCTTACCACCCCTAAACAGATTAGGTTCCTGGAGTCAAAAGGATTCCAGCATGTAGGGACCTGGCAGTTTGAAACAGCCAAGAAACTTATAGATCGGATTGCGGCTAACGGCTGGCGGGTACCAAGGGATATAAATCCAAGTGAATATAAGCCGGTAGAAGTTGAGTTTATGGAGTTATGGGGATAGGAGGGCCGCTTAATGACTGAACTTGAACTGCTTGAATACATAGACCCCTCCCTTTTGGATTATCAGGAATGGCTCAGTGTAGGCATGGCTCTCAAGGATGCCGGTTACACAGCTGCGGACTGGGATAACTGGTCAAAACGTGATCCGGCCCGGTACCACCCGGGAGAATGTTTTCGGAAATGGGGGACTTTTCATGGCTCCCCCAATCCGGTAACAACTGGCACATTAGTAGCCCTGGCTAAAGATCAGGGATGGGTACCAGAGCGCAAAGACTCCGGACCAGGATATGAATTAGAATGGGATGCTATGATCGGCGGCAAGGATGACCTGGTAGTGGTGGACAAGCACTGGCTGGAGGGGCAGGAAGTAATCGAACCTGAACAATGGGATCCGGTGGCCCACTTGACTAAATACCTGGCTACTCTATTTGAAGCCAGCGAAAACGTGGGATACGTGACCGAAAGCTGGGAGAAGGACGGCAAATACCTACCTACTAAGGGCTGCTGGGACCGCACAGCTGGAGAGCTCATTCAACAGCTAAATAATTGCAAGGGTGATATTGGCAGTGTCCTGGGCGATTATAAGCCCGAAGTAGGAGCCTGGATCCGCTTTAACCCTCTTGATGGAAAAGGATGCAAGGATGTAAATGTAACAGACTACCGTTATGCCTTAGTTGAATCTGATGACGTTGATATCGAAAAACAAAATGCTATTATTCGGCAACTAGAGCTACCTGTGGCCTGCCTGGTGCACAGCGGGGGAAAATCACTTCACGCCATAGTAAAAATCGAGGCCAGTAACTACGAGGAGTACCGGAAACGAGTTGATTACCTGTACGATGTCTGCAAGAAAAACGGCCTTAAAGTAGACAGTCAGAACCGGAATCCCTCCAGGCTTTCCAGGATGCCCGGGGTGATGCGTAATGGCCGCAAGCAATTCCTTGTTGATACTAATATTGGCAAAGAAAGCTGGCAGGAGTGGAAGGATTGGATTGAGGCGGTTAATGACGACCTGCCAGAGCCAGAATCTATGGCTAATGTGTGGAATAACCTGCCTGACCTAGCGCCTCCATTAATTGATGGAGTACTGAGACAAGGCCACAAAATGCTGCTGGCCGGGCCATCTAAAGCCGGCAAGTCATTTGCACTTATAGAACTCTGTTGCGCTATCGCTGAGGGCAAAGAATGGCTGGGATGGAAGTGCGCTCAAGGCCGCGTGATGTATGTCAACCTGGAACTGGACCGGGCCAGCTGCTTACACCGGTTCAAAGATGTGTACCAGTCCTTAGGCTGGCAGCCCAAGAATCTGGATAATATCGATATTTGGAACCTCAGGGGCAAAAGTGTACCCATGGATAAACTAGCACCGAAGTTGATCCGGAGAGCTGCTAAAAAGAACTACATAGCTATCATTATTGACCCTATCTATAAAGTCATCACAGGTGATGAAAACTCAGCTGATCAAATGGCTCACTTCTGCAATCAGTTTGACCTAATCTGTCACGACCTGGGAGCGGCCGTAATCTACTGTCACCATCACTCAAAGGGCTACCAGGGACAAAAGCGCTCTATGGATAGGGCCAGTGGTTCCGGTGTGTTTGCCCGGGATCCAGATGTATTACTGGACTTGATTGAGTTGGACCTGACTGATGACCTGATTAAGCAGGAAGAGAATAAGGCCGTCTGTGCAGTCTGTGAATCCTGGCTGACTAAGTACGTGAAGGATTGGACTGAAGAAGTGAGTCAGGACGACCGCTGCAGCGAAAAACAGATGCTCTCAGCCTGTGACAAGCTACTGGGCCAGGATAGGTATCAAGAAATGCTCAAAGACGTTTACGCAGCCCGCCAGTGGGTTCAGCAGCGAACAGCATGGAGAATTGAAGGTACCCTACGTGAATTCCCGAAATTTAAGCCGGTAGATTTATGGTTCTCTTATCCTACACATCAAGTAGACAAAGATGGTATTCTGCAGGATCAGCAGGCTGAGGGGGATAAACCACCCTGGCAGCGGGCTATGGAAAAACGGAAACCAAAAGAAGCTAAGAAAAAAGACCGGAATGTAGCGCTGGAAAATGCTTTTAATTTTTGCACGACAGAAGACCAAGTAACCATTCAAGACTTAGCAAATTACATGGGGATAAAGGAAAGAACTGTCAGAGATAGGATAAGAGAGCATGGCGGGTTCGTCATTAATAATGGAATTGTCACACGAAAATGACAGTGCAGAAAACAGAAATTCTCCGCCGCCGCAAAATTTACCACAATAATAATTTGGCGGCAGAAAACAGAAAAAACGTTTTTCTCCGCAGTGTAAAATCTGGCGGCAGAAAACATAAATTATGTTTTTTTCCGCGGCGGCGAAAAACACATATATTATATATATTTTTCCGCCGCACTGACGTGCGTCACGGATGGGGGTAGGTAGTCGTGCGTAAGCTCACGCACGACGACTCCCTCCCCTATCCATACCGTGACTTAGGGGCGAAACGGAAAGGAGATGTAAATAAATGGATAATAGATGGTGCCCAATAATAAAGGATTTTTGTAAAGAATCAAGATGTGCCTGGTGGATAACTGGTGTAAAAGAGTGTGTCGTTAATTCACTGGCTCAATCGGTAGATTGTTTAGTGGAAAATGGCCTCACTGTTGAGGTTATGGAGGTATGTCATGAAGACTGAATTCTTCATCCCGATGATACCACCAACCTGTACGCACCAGGAGAAGCAAGTTAACTGGAAGACTAAAACCTTCTATGAACCGGCAGAACTCAAAGCTGCCCGGGCTAAGCTCCAAGCCTACCTGGGACAGCATGTACCGGAAAAGAAATATACCTCAGCTGTCCGGCTGATTACAAAATGGTGTTTCCCGATCACAGGAAAACACAGAGACGGTGAATACAAAACCACTAGGCCCGACACAGATAACCTGCAGAAGTTGCTTAAGGACGTGATGACTGACCTGGGATATTGGATTGATGACGCACTGGTGGCCAGTGAGATCATCGAAAAATTTTGGGCCAAGATACCCGGGATTTATATCTGCATCGAGGAGGTGACATGATGGCCCCAAAAGGTTTTCACATAGTGTGCCTGGAGCCCGGGACAGATAATCCTAAGGAGCACGCGCCGGTACCGGCACCCGAGCCGCCGGAGGGGTTCGTTGATAACACGGTTTATCGGTACCGGATAGATGAGGACGGAAACAAGGTGCTGATCGGCACCATGGAGGCCTTCCCGAAAGGCTGGGATCACCTGCAGCAGTTCCGGGAGAAGGGATTTAAAAAACAAAAGGAGGAGGTTAAGATGCCTAAAAAGGACATTGATTTTGAGGCCATTGTGGCCAAAGCAAAGCAGATTATGACGGAGCAGGATGTGTCACTATACAAGGCCAGCGGGATCGTCGCCCAGGAAACCGGCCTACATCGCACCACTGTCTACAACCACGCTAGAGCTATGCTGCAGGCTCCGAGCCCCGAACCGGCGGCGGCCGCGAACCAGGAGCCGATTCAGGGCATTCAGGGCAGCCAGGAGCCTGCTGAACCAAGTGTAAGTCAGCTGGAAAACGAGGTCAAGGAGACCTATGAGGATTTAGCCAAACAGGAAAGGGAACAGGGATTCGGCCCTGAAGACAATGAGCCGATTCCGTACACTGTGGTACCGAAGGTCTGGACGGAATGGGACAAAGAGTATGTTCGTAAACTCAAAGCTGAAGGGCTGTCAATGCGACAGATAGCAAAAGAAACCGGTTTCACTCTTCATCAGATCAGGCATTTCTTTGAACGGGAAGCTAAAAAACACAGACCGCAGCAGAATGATGTTCTGACTCAATACAAGGTCAAGTGGATCCGGGACGTAATGCTGGACGACTTGGACCCCGGGGTGCAGCTGCGAATTGTGTCAGTGGTGCAGGGGTTAGAGATATGACACTGTTTGTTATAGATGTGCAGTAAATAAAGGGAGGACATAGGTTTGAAATACACTGATGTTCAAGATTTAATTCGGGCACATTATGAGTCTGAAGATAAGTTTCGTAACGTAGTTGACCGGATTATAAATGCCGAGATAAAGGCTGGTAAAGAAATATCAGCCAATAAGATTCGGTCAACATTCAACCATTATTCCGATAAAAAGAGGGATGGATATACCCTTAAGCCATTACATGAATTGACGGCCCTTAATAAAGACAGGACCAATATGGTTGAGGTAAGACAATCGGATATTTGTTTGGACGATGTTATCACATCGCCAGAAGTCATTACATCTATCCGGGAAATTATAACCGAGTTTAAAAACCGTGATAAACTGGCCCCCTACGGCCTTGAGGTTTCAAACAAAATCATGCTGTGCGGTCCGCCTGGTGTGGGCAAATCCTGGACCGCAATGGCCATAGCTGGAGAATTAAATCTGGATTTGGTATTTGTACGGTGGGATAGTCTCATAAGCTCATATTTGGGCACCACAGGGAACAACATCCGCAAAGTGTTTGATGTGGCTAATGAAAGGCCGGTGGTACTCTTCTTGGACGAATTTGATTCGATAGGTAAAGAGAGGGGCGGAAAAGATCAAGAGGTTGGGGAGATGTCCAGAGTAGTTATTAACCTACTTCAAAACATCGATATGTTCCCGCCCGAATCATTTTTAATTGCTGCTACGAATCACGGCCACCTGTTAGACACCGCTATTTGGAGGCGGTTTACGACCATCGAAATGAGTTTGCCCGACGCAGAGGAACGCCAGCGGCTGATTCACTATTACAAACAGGGTCTACCGATCGATATCCATGTTGCGAATTGGGTTAAGGACACTGAAGGTCTGAGTGGAGCCGAGATAAAGACCCTGATACACAAGGAAGCTAAGAAGCAGATTTTATCCCCGGAAGGGGTAAGACTACAACTGGCTTAGTACACATTCCAAGGATTAAGCGAAAAAGGAGGGGTAGCCGGTGGCGATGTTTACGACCGCGATGGTGCCAAGTAATAACCAGAATAAGATCAAGTACCTGAAACGATATATAAATTTGGATCGGGAAATTGAACGCAAGCTGGAAGAGGTTGCCCGGCTGCGGTCTAAGCTGACCAGGGTAACCGAGGTGTTCACTGCGGAGCCTAAGGGAGGCGGTAGCATCTATGGGAAGACTGAAGAAATACTGGCTAAAATTGTTGACTTAGAGAAGGAAATCGATGCTGATATCGACCGGTTAGTCGCTATCCGGGATGGAATTAAAACAATTATAGAGGCAGTTGAAGATGACCGGGAAAGATTGCTGTTGCAATACCGGTACCTGGACGGGAAAACATTTGAGTGGATTGCAGCGAAGATGGACTTGAGTTGGCAGTGGGTACATAAGTTGCATAGTAAGGCACTAGCTAAAATTATTTTAGATAGTTTATAGAAGTTTAGAATCAGTCTGTGATATTGTATAAACTGAATAGAAAGCCGGAGAATAATCCGGCTTTTTTGTTGCCCTTTTACAGGCGATCACCTTAGGACAAGTGGGTAATACACACTGTTAGCAAGGGGTGGGAGCTGGTGTGTAGAGGAGAGTGGTAGCATGTTAACTGAAAAACAGAAAATATTTGTAGACGAATATTTAATAGATCTCAATGCTACCAGAGCTTATAAAGCCGCCTATCCAAAAGTGAAGAATGATTCCACAGCTGCAGCTGCTGGCGCCAGGCTGTTAAGAAATGTTAAGGTGCAAAGCTATATAGAGCAGCGTATGAAAGAAAGGGCGCAGCGCACTGAAATTACCCAGGACAAAGTGGTCCAGGAACTTGCTAAAATAGCCTTTTCCAAAGGAACTGATTTTGTTCGGGTGGTCACAAGAACTGGATATAGACCTCTTCTTGATGACGAAGGGAACGTAATCGACCAAGAACCGTATGAATATCAGGCAGTTGAAATACTAAATACAGATGAGATTCCAGAGGATAGCCAGGCAGCTATAGCCGGAATCAAACAGGGTGCTAATGGTATTGAAGTTAAGTTGAATGATAAAGTAAAAGCCCTGGAACTCCTAGGCCGGCACCTGGGGATGTTTAAAGACTCATTGGATATCAATGTCACCAAAAAGTTAGAGGACTTTATTAAATGAGCCATAAAATGAGCTATACTGCCCAAGATCTGATTGACAGGCGTCGTGAGCTATGGGAGGAAAACCAGAGCATTGAACTAGACCAGGAATTCGCTGCGGCCATCGCTGACTATATGACCAGTGATGTTGGCGAGACTCTGAGAGAGGAAATACACCAGCACCCGGAGCTGCTGATTGAAATGGTATTCGTCATCGTTGACAAACAGCAGCGGACGGTGCCGTTCTTTCTCAACGAGGTGCAACGGAGCTTTATAGCTGATCTCAACCAGGCCATAGAAGACTATAACCAGGGCAAGCGGTTAGATCTCAAATTTTTGGTACTCAAAGGCAGGCAGCAGGGCTTTACATCATTGATCACTGCTTACCAGCTGGCTTGCTCAATCACTCGGAGGAATTTCGCCGGCTTTACTCTGGCAGACAGCTCTGATAACACAGAGACGATCTTTGAGGATAAGGCTAAGTTCCCGTACAATTCCCTGCCGGGACCGCTGAAACCAACGGAGAAGTACAATACCCGGCGGGAGTTGCTCTTTGAGAAGCTAAATTCCAAATGGCGGGTAGCCACTGCCGGCAGCAAAGATATAGGCCGCTCAAAAACGCTGAACTTCTTCCATGGTTCTGAGGCCGCATTCTGGGCCAAAGGAATCAATGCTGTTATGACCGGACTAGGCCAGGCGCTGACTAAAGATAGCATCCAGATACTTGAGACCACGCCCAACGGGTTCAATGAGTTCAAAGACCTCTGGGACGGTGCGGTCGAGGGTGAAAACAGTTGGGAGCCAAAATTTTACCAGTGGTGGCTGACCCAGGAGTACCAACAGGACTTCGAGAGCCTAAGACGGGAACAGGAATTCAAACAGGAAGTCCAGTCGATCAAGCAGGGTAACTATGATGCCAATACTCGTTCATGGATCCTGCAGCGGTGCAAATGGCTGGTTGAGGAGCAGGAACTGACCTGGGAGCAGGCCTACTGGTACTATCAGAAATGGCGGGATCTCAAAGAAAAGGTCAAGCAAGAGTATCCCTGTACGCCGGAAGAAGCTTTCCTGAGCTCCGGCCGATGCGTATTTAACAAAGAAATAATTCTGCTCAGAATCGAGCACCTGAAAAAACTATACAAACAACATTCGCCCAAGATCGGGCGTTTTTCTTTCGAGTGGAACGATCCAGAGACCAAGGACAAAATCAAGGACGATACGATCCAGTGGGTGGACGATCCCAGCGGGCCGATCAGGATCTACGAGGAACCGCAAAAGGGTTATCCGTATGTACTAGGCGGTGACACCAAAGGCGAGGGGAAGGACTACTACGGCGGTACCGTTATAAACAATGTCACTGGCAACCGTTGCGCAACACTGCACATGCAGCTGTCAAATTCCAAACCCTACACCTGGCAGATGTACTGCCTGGGTCGGTACTACCAGGATGCTCTGATTGGTATTGAGATGAATTTCAATACCGCTCCTATTGAGGAGTTGGAGCGGCTCCGGTACCCGAAACAGTACAAGCGGGAAGTTTACGATACCTACAAGAACAAGAAAATGGAGCGGCACGGCTGGAAAACAGACGGGAACACCCGGCCGCTTATTATTGACAAGGAGGTTGCCCTGGTCGAGGAGCATATCGAGTTGTTCCACGACATCCCGACGCTACAGGAAATGCTGACCTTTGTCTACGATGAGAACAATCGACCTGATGCTGAACAGGGCAAGCATGATGACCTGCTCTTTTCAGATATGATTGCCGAGGAGATACGCGGTCAGCAGCGCAGGACTGTGTTGACTGACAAGCCGCTGCCCAGATCGGCACCTAGGAAGGGTATCAATCCTTTCACGGGCTATTAAGCGAGGTGATAGAATGCAGGACGAACGCAGGGAAAAATTAAGCGAAGAAGAACGCCTGGAGAAGCGGAAAAACTTAGTATTGAGCCGCTTTCGCTGGTCCGAGCAGTGGCGCAAACCCTGGGATGACAAATGGCTGCGCTGGTACAAGGCTTTCCGTGGTATCGTACCCAAACTGCCCGAGGGAGAGCAGGACCGATCCAATTTGCATATACCCTATACCTACAGTACGGTGGATGCTGTGCGCTCAAAGCTGTTGGCAGCCTGTTTTGCAAACCGCCCCTGGATCAGCTATGTACCCAAGGATGCTGACGATGTAGAGGCAGCCAAAAACATGGAAACCTTGGTCGACAGCCAGATGAACCGCGTTGATGCTGAAACCATGGTAAAGATGTATAAGCTGATCACCGACATGCTGATCTATGGCGGCTGTCCATATGAGACTGGCTGGAAGTATGAGCTGCGCACGATTAAACGGAAGGTGCCGGTATATGACCCTGAGACCGGCATAATGCTGGGCTATGAGGAGCAGGAAATAGAAGTAATCAACTGGGATGACCCTGATTGGCAGGTTTTTATGATTGACGACCTGTATCCGGACCCGGAAGGTACCAGTATAGATGACTGCTCATGGGTGATACGCCGGCGCTATATTACCAGGGCCGAGCTGGAGAAGGGAATCGAAGAAGGCATATACCAGGTTAAGGACATAAAAAACATCGAGGCGGCCGGAGAAAAAACACATGAAGGAAGACAGGACCGGCTAGCTGCTATAGGTGCATCTGATGCCGCTGCAGATGAAACCGAAGTCGGAGGCCGGCGCTATGAACTCCTGGAAATGTGGGAAGACGACTGGGTAACAACCGTCATAAATAGAACAGAGTGCATCAGAGACAGTGAAAATCCTTATTGGCATGGCAAAAAGCCGATAGGATTCGCCAAATTCGACCCGCTCAACGGCGAGTTCTACGGCATTTCCCTGGTAGAAATTATTGAGTACTTACAGGCGGAGCTCAATACTACCAGGAACCAGCGTATTGATGCCGTCAGCCAGGGAATCAACCGTATGTGGATAGCGCTGAAAGGTATTGGCTTGGAACCGGAAGACCTGGTATCACGACCAAACGGGATTATATGGGTTGATTCGCTGGAAGAAGCACCAAAAGAGGTTGAGTTTAAGCCACCGGACCCATCTGCCTATCAGGAAGAGGCCATAATCAAGGCAGATATCCAGGAAGCGACCAGCACCTACAACGAAGCAAGGGGAGCGCCAAGCGAGGAGAAGCGGACTGCCACCGAGAATGCTATCCGGGAGCGGGCCACGAATATCCGCTTTGAAACTAAACTGAAACTCTTTGAAGCCCTGGGCTTAAAACGCCTGGGGTTTTTCTATGACCAGCTGAATCAGCAGTTTATAGACGACGTTCGGCAGGTGAGAATTAACAACAGCGATGGCGGCTATGAGTGGATAGAACTGAGACCGGAAGACATAGCAGGCAATTTTGAATACCTGCCAGCTGGCAGCTCTATTGAACCGACCTTGAGCAAGCTGGATTACCGGAATAACATCCTACACTTGTATGAGATATTCCGAGACGATCCCGAAGTCAAGACCCGGGAGCTAAAGAAACGGGTATTCGATGCTTTCGGCATCAAGGACACCGAAAAGCTCCTGAAAAGCGAGGAGGAGATAGCTCAGGAAGAACAGGAGCAGCTGCTTGAAGAACAGCGGCAGATGCAGGAAATGTTAGGCGGCGGAATGGCTGCCGGAGGAGTGCCCGGCGGAATACCCGGGGGAATGGGCGGCATGCCTGGAATGCCTGTAGGTTATTAAGGCAGGTGATGCGCGCGATGAGGATATTATGTTTATTTCTTCCATGTAGATGGGTACACATTAGAGATGGTTTGTATCAATGCACAAGGTGCAAGACAATAAGTCCTGGGTATAATCGGGACAAAAAGTGACCCCGCCCCGCGAGAGCGGGGCTTATGATTGCTAGCAAATACCCTTCGGGGATTTGACTATTTGCAAGTGGTGGCGGAATAGGTAGACGCTAGGCCGGATAGGACCATAAGGGTTCGTTGCTGGTAATAATGTACTTTGTGTTACAGACCAAGAATCTTACCAGTTCATGCAGGGTGCAAATCCCTGCCCACTTGCACAAAAATTAGGCCATGTGGGGAAGTACGTCCTGGTCATTGCGGGAAACCGTATGATTAGCAGGGGTGGGAGCAGGGGACGAATTTAGTAAAACAGGGAGGCATTTTGACGTGTTTATAGACCCGGATTCTGTAACTGATTGTTTTGCTGACTTACGAAGTGAGTTAAACAAGGCGCATAACTTTATTAAAGAAGGCTTAATTGAAGATGCTAAGAACGCCATTGAAAAGGTGTCATTTGGATTGCGAATAATGGAAAGCATCTTTGATTGTGCTTTGCCAGAGGCCGCCGCTGAAAAAGAATGCAACGAACAAAGGAATCAATGCCAACCCATAGCCGGTATTGCTCCCAATTATGAGGAATATCACAAGCGGGCTGAAATATTGGAAATGTACCGGCTAGGAATTATCGATAATAGCGAAGCACGAAAAATGCTAGGAATAGGAAAACCTGACTAGAGGAATTGCTATGCTTGACTTAGCTATATTTCACGAGAAGGAACTACAGGCCCGGTACCAGCGGACGCTGTTTGACCCGAAGTACAAATTCTATCACCGGTTTTCGACTATCAGGTACGGGCTGGAGTTAAGCGTTAGCTCTGACACTATCCAAATGGTCAGTCTGGATGCTGGTCAGGTGGTAGGATTCTTCTCAGCAGACATAAACCGGGAGACCAATACAGCGTACAACCTCAGCATCATCAAGTTCCTGGATAGCCCGGAGTTTTCCGCTGACATCTTTGGTTTTTTTATCATGCTCTTTACCCAGTTAGGTATTGAGCGGGTAGTCTGGGATGTTATAATCGGCAACCCGGCTGAAAAGTTCTATGACTACATAGCAGCCAACTATGGCGGCCGTATAGTAGGAACTTTCCGCAACGAAGCCCGGCTGGCAGACGGGCAGCTCTATGATGTCAAGTACTACGAGATGTACCGGGAGGAAGCGCTGCAGGCCGTTGTGGACAAACAGGTTGATGGATATACCTACAGAAGGGCAGGTGATGCCACTTGAGGGTCAAGGAAAGGGATATTGAGATTGGACAGGCTTTGGAAGAAATGTTGGAGACCGATGGCTGGAAGTATCTTGAAAGCTGGATCCAGCAGCAGGAAACTAAGGCCGCAAATGACCTGAAAACCAAAGACTTTGCCGACCTGGGCGAGGTTAAAGCTCTGCAGGTGAAGATAAAAGCATATAAGGAATTGCAGGGCGAAATAGACCACCGCATCAAAAAAGGCCGAGAAGCACGCGAGAAGCAGCAGGAGTAATTCTGCTATTTTATACCGAAAAGGAGTTGAAAGCATGGGTATGTTCGACGACACCCCCGCAGCCCCCGACCTGAATTTTGAGAAACAGGAAGGATACGGCGAAGACGGGGCCGGCGACCAAAACAACCCCTATGAAAGCGAAGGAGACCGTAACCCTGATTTAGATAATCAGGCCGGTGAGCAGGAACAGCCAGAAGGAAACGAGCCCCCGGAAGACGGCAACGGCTTAATCCTTGGTAAGTACAAATCTGTTGAAGACCTTGCAAGGGCTCATGAAGCCTTGCAGAAACGCCTTGGGGATATGCGGAATGAACTGGGCCAGCTGCGGCAGCAGTATACGACTGGCAATAAGCAGATGCAACCCCAGCAGGACGACATGCCTCAATGGACTGAAGAGCAGTGGAAACAGTTTGACCGACAATTCCAGCAGGATTTTGTCCGGAATCCTGGGCGGGCTGTATTAAACCTGGTCAATGGTTTGCTGCAACAGACTATAAACCCCATCCAGGAAACTATTATGAGCCAGTTTGAAGCCCAGCAGCGGGAAAATGCCATAATGAGCGAGTTGGGTTTAATGGTGAGCGCTATCAATGATGCCGGTGAGCTCCTCTTCCCGGGAGTGGAGGACCTGGCACCTCAGATAGACAGCTTCCTGGAAAAGAACCCTTACCTGCTCGATATTCTCGCTCAGCAGGGCATGGCCAGAGCTCAGGGACAGCTGGACGAAACCTCTATGGGTGTGCTGGAAGTTATTTATAAAGCTGTGCAAGCTGAGAGCGCCCTGAATGCTGGAAAGCAGGCCTATCAAAAAGGACTGCAGCAGGGGCAGAAATCAGTTCAGGCCAAAGGCCAGGCACGATTACCTAATGCAGGAGCAAGGAAAACTGGGGGAACAAAAACCCCCGAGGAGCAGATAGTGGATGAAATATTCGCCCATCGCAAAGGGGGGTATTTCGACTAATTTTGAAGGAGGATTGATATCCTATGGCAACAGGAACTGCAGGAATCTTAGGAGATCGCCTAAGAATAGATATGTCGGAGAGGATAGCGGAGTTAAATCCTAATAAAAACCCGTTGACTGTTCTGACCAAGAAGATGAAGAAGACCCGCACTGTTTATAACCCGGAGTTTGATTGGATGGAGCAGGATATCGGTGCCCGCTGGGACGCTCTTGATGGTGGAGGGAATCCTATTGCAAGCGATGCAACTAAAGTATTGTTTCACCAAGATTCGCTGTTCCGCGTTGGAGACATATTGAAAATACCCAGCACCGGCGAGACCATGCTGGTAACTGCGGTAAACCCTGACGGTGATAACACCAAAGAATACACTGTAGTCCGTTCCTGGGGTGCTACGGCAGCTGCTCAGGTAGCTGATGATACTCCTGTTGTTTGTATTGGTCATGTCAATGCAGAAGGGGCTACCTTACGGGAAATCAAACAGAAGGAGCCGGTCAAAAAGACCAATTATACTCAGATATTCCGCACCCCGGTAGGTGTAACCGGTACCCTACAGGCTACTAAGACTTATGGTCCCAAGCCGCTGAGCTGGTACCGTCACTTGGCAGGTATCGAGCACGCAGTAGATATGGAACGTGCTTTCCTGTTCGGGGAAAAAGCCAAGGACACTACTGGCCCTCAACCCAAACGGTCCACCGGCGGCGTGTTGGAGTTCTGCACAGAGAACATATTTGATGTCTCTAATACCACCTTGACTGAGCAGTCCTTTGTTGAGTGGCTGGAAGATGTATTCAGGTATGGCAGTAGTGAAAAAATGCTGTTTGCCAGTGCCCGGCTGTGCACCCATATCGACCTGTGGGCACTGGGTAAACTGCGGACTCTTCCTAGTGAGAAGACCTACGGAGTGGCTGTAAAGGAGTATATCTCCACCCATGGCAAGCTGTATGTGGTCAAACACCACTTACTGGAAGGCGCGACCTATGGCGGCTATGGCATTGTCCTGGATATGGACTATGTGTCTTACTGCCCGCTAGATACTCGCGACACCAAGCTGTTGACCAACCGCCAGGCTAATGACGAAGATGCTCAGAAGGATGAATACCTGACTGAAGCCGGTATTGAAGTGCGCCTGCCCAAAACACACGCTGTCATAAAGGGGGTAGCTTAGTCCTTCGGGACTAGGCTGCTTTCCTTTTAAGGGAAGGTGATCATATGGCTCTGGGTATTACTTATGACTGCGGGAGTTATGGCGCCTTATTTACGCCTCAATGTTACGGCGGCCAGTTGAAAATCATTACTGGTTCAATAGCTTTTGATAACAGCTATCCGACCGGCGGGGAGTCTATGGACATATCTGAGATGTTCACCAACTTACTTATAGTACTCTTCGAATCCAAATCCGGGTACGTATTTGAGTATGACTATTCCAACAAAAAGGTCAAGGCTATGGTCGGGGACAATGACGGTGCTTCCGACGGGCCATTGGCAGAGGTGGCCAATGGAACCAATTTGTCCGCTTTGACTGCGGTCAGATTTCTCGCAATAGGTTATTAAACGACTATGAGCCCGGAGCAAACCACTCCGGGCTTAATTTTAAGGAGGTTATTTTATGTCAGAGCAGGTAAGGTTCTATTCCAGATGCCCCAACTACACTATCCTGAAAAAGCCAACTATACTGAATGTGCAGAACGGGATCCCGATCCTGGAACACGGGGAAAAAATCCGGTTCGAAGACCACGAATTCAATACATCGGATCCCGAAATTATTGCTTTTTTACGACAGCATAAAGCCATTGGAGTTGATTTTGTTGAGGACACGCCGGAGCGGCCTGCCAAGAAGGGCAGCAAAGCTGCGGTATAGGAGGTAAGCCATGTTAGCAGTAAATGAAGCGGGGGGTACTGCTGGCCAGCGCAGCAAGAAAAACATCGGTAACAAGCCCGGAGATGGAGGGTATCAATAAGCCATACGGGCGACAACAAAACAGTTGCCTACAGTGTAGGTTACAACTACCTGGTATAAAGGGGATGACTTTATGGCATTCACGGGTAACGATGTAAAAACTATGGCTGAGGCCATCATAGATGATGAACTGATTGAGGAGGATGTAATACAGAACCTCAACCAGTGCCTGCTGGACTATGCAGACTTTTTTCGTAAGACCGCCACCCAGGAATTGACCGTGACGGATGCAGACGCCTGGCAGGACCGTACCGAGGGACATCTGGCTGTACTCAAGGTAGTTGACAGTACCGGCAGGGATTATATAGGTCAGATAGAGCTTAGCTATGACAGGACTCAGATCCGCATACCAGTTACAGGGACATTTACAATAACCAGCCTAGTAGCTCCGGAGCCGATAACCGATCTGGATGACGCGATAGGTGTCCATGATCTTTTCAAGAGCGGGATTGCTCAGTATGTAGGGGCTCTGTTCAAGCTCAAGGACAACGACCAGAACCCGGACGGGCTCAAGATGGAAGCCAGAGCCTCAGCTATGATCAAGAAGGCTGCTTCCTTAATTGGCCAGGGTGATCGCCGGCAGGGGCAGCGTGTTCCTATCAGGAGGTAAACATGAACAGAACCGAGTTAAAACAGCTGGTTCAGGAATGTAATTTTGATACAGCGGAAATCAGGCAGCGGCTGGAGCAGTATTTTGATACTGACGAAGGCCGTGCTGAACTTGAAAGGGCCCCCCGCTGTATGGTTTATACCGGTTTAGCGACTGGAGATTATGACAGCCTGCCCGGTGATAAGGTTGTCGGTCAGCCAACTACAAAGGATTTGGTGATCAGTTTGCTGATGCAGGAGGTAGAGGCATGGCAAAGTCAAGTAAGGCAGCAATAGGATATCAATTAGGCCGGTTAGTTGAACAGTCCGGCGGGATGGTTGACGCTGTGGTCCACCCAGCTCTGCTCAAAGACAGTGAAGCCAGGCTTCTTAAAAACACATCTAACAGCGAAAAAGGAACTGTGAAAACTACCCGGGGCCGGCAGGAAAGATTTGCTGAGCCCTTTGACGCAAATAATCCCTGCAACGGTTTAACTGCTTATTATCCTGACACCAGCACGTCCCGGCTGGTGATGGGATCTGGGACTAAACTATACAGCGACACTCCGCACTTGATTACCAAATGGACTGACCAGGCAGATTTTGACGAAGCGGGAAGTGTCAAAACAAACGCTGATACATCAACCACCCCGGGAGAAATTAAGGTTAAAACCAATGCAGTAGAACCAACCTTCACCCGTGCGTCCGTGGCCTACCTCTCCGACGGCACGCAGGTTCCCGCAAACACACCCCGCTTTGAGGCAGGCAAGTTCGGCAAGGCGATTATGCTGGAGGAGGGGACGACGAATTTGGTTAGTTTTCCTTGGAATCCTGTGGTGGACGATGTAAATCAGACAGTAACACAGGATGAGGGTACTATTATGGGGCAACCCATATTTAAAGCAGTGAAAAAAACATTTAGTACTCCCCCTATAAGTATCAAGAGCGGCTTGACTATCCCTAATGGAGCAACATTTACTGCTAGCATATGGTGTAATCAGATACAAGAGGCAACGGTAAGGCCAGCACATATAGTATTTTATAAGGACGGCGTAGGGTATTTAGCAACTACGAGTTATGGCACATCACCAGTAGGATGGAAACGGTTGGTGGTTACGTATACAAATAATACGGGAGCAGAATTAACTAATGTTGCTGTGTTTTTTTATGCATGTGCAAATGCAGGCGAAATAACATATTTTGCAGCGCCACAACTCGAACAAAAGCCCTACGCCACCTCATTTGTTGATGGCACCCGCTCTCCCGAAACCCTGACCATCCCCACAGCGGGGATAATGGACGACATTAGCTCTTGGTCGATTGAGTTTTGGGGCAAGCAAGCTATTGCAACAAATCGCACCCAGGGCTGGTTTGATGGCAGATGGACGTCGGGCATTCCAGTGTTGATAATCCTCAACGCTAGTAAGCGAATTCTGGTTTATTGCATAGATGAAGCAGGGAACAACTCCCTAGTCTTTATTGGCCCCACCATCAGCACACCCGGCGACTGGCATTACTACGCAATAACTTACTCCACAGGGGTCATGAAGATTTACTTTGACGGGGCCAAAATAGGCGAAGTATCCACAACCCTAAAGACAAACTCCGGCACAAATCCGTTTAGACTTGGTTATGACACAGGTTCTTCTCCGCACGAAGGGAATGTACTCATCGACGAACTCCGCATCGACAAGGTATGCCGCACGGACGAAGAAATAGCAGGCTGGTACAATTCAGGTGCTCCGTTAATGCCTGATGAGCACACTACCGCGTTGTTCCCGTTTGACGGCAATCTTTATAATGGTGGCGCTACATGGATATCTGCCACCAAGGATGTATCTGCTGCTGTGGATACTGCAAGTGGCAAGCTGGCATATGCCGCAACCATCCCCGGTACATCAAGTATAACCCTTGAAACCCGTACCAGCGCGGACGGTACTGCCTGGAGTGCGTGGACAGCCATCCTGCAGGATGGCACAATACAAAGCGCACACCAGAAGTATATCCAGGTCCGCGCTAGGCTGAGGCTTAATGGTACGGATAACCCGAGTATACAGGACATCACACTGTCATATGACGGCACTCCAATGGCTGAAGAACTGGCCACAGGATTTACTCCTGGCGGACAGTTTTATTTTGCGACAATGCTGAATACCTTAATTATTACAAACATGCTGGATCCTCCGAAGAAGTGGAACGGGACTGATGCTGTGGAAGAATTGGGGGGAACGCCGCCCCATGCTCAGTATATAGCAACGCACCGGAATTATGTCTTTATGGCCAGAACAGTATCGAACCCTAACAGGTTATATTTCAGCGAGGTACTCAATTTTGATAATTGGCCGGCATTGAACTTTATCGACATCAGCCCTAATGACGGGGACTGGATAACAGGTCTGATGCCATATGATGATTATTTAATCATCGCAAAAAACAGGTCAATGTGGATCCTGGTCGGGACTGGCCCAAGTGATTTTGAGGTCAGGCGCATTCATGACGGAGTGGGCTGCGTAGCTCCCAGGTCATTGACCAAGATGGCTCAGACTTTTGTGTTTGCCTCCAGCGAGGGACTGTATATGTCCGACCTGTCTCAGGAAGTCCTGTTGAGCGAAAGGCTTAAGGAAACCTGGAGGGGACTGAACCAGAGGAGACTGAACCAGATCGCAGCCATCTATTATGACCACAAGTTGAGGGTTGATGTGCCAAATGGCTCCAGTACCAAAAACAACCTGCGCATTGTTTATGACACTATCCAAAAGGCTTTAAGCCTGGAGGAGTTTACTGATCACGCTTCCTGCTATACCAAATTTACTGAAGCCGGGCAGGAGATTTTGCTTTATGGTCATGCTACTGAGGGACAGGTTTCCCGGGCGGATTTTGGCACTACTGATAACGGGGAACCCATCACCATGTACTGGGGCACCAAGTATTTTAACTTTGGTTCCTCAGCCATAGAGAAGAAGGTCCGGTATCTGTATCTGGTGGTAATTCCGGCGATGTCAGACACTCAGTTGGATATCTACCTGGTGGTGAACGGTGTGCGGCATAGCACGCCGTTGTCAGTAGTTGTTCCAGGTGATGCTTTAGGTGTAGCTCGGACGCTCAAGCTGGATCCACGCAAATTAGGTATAAGAAAAGTAAAGAGCATTGGCTATGACATTATCCAGCAGAGCACCAATGGCGGCGTGAAGTTCCATGAATTGCTGCAAGAGTACATGATCAAGAAGATAAGGGAGACTGCTTGATATGGCAAAACTAAACCTTATCATCCCTAAAGGCAATGTACCGGACTGGCTTAAATCTATTTTGATTACTATTCAAAACTGGGCCAGGAATATTTCCGGCGACTGTCTGACTGAAGGTTCAGTGGAGTATTCCAAATTGGCTCTGAGCAGAGGGGATATCCCGCCCGGTAAGATTGACTGGCCTGAATGGCATATACCTTTAGCCTTGCCGGCTATGGATGTGACAACTAATTCAACCAACTACGTCCGATGTTCGGGCGTTTTTTATTGGGAGCCTTTTACTTATCCCACAGTGGGAGGGTCCTGGTACTTTGAAGCATCCCTTGCTATTGACAATGCGGCCGGGACTGTATCGGCAAGGTTAATGGGTGATGATGAAGTGGGAGTTATTACCCGTACCGGTACCACATCAATGGATGTGGTCAGATCGGAAGCGTTAACTATGCCGAACAGTGCGGCTAATCTATATTGCGAGTTCAAGGTCAGTAATTCCGCCTACGTGGGCAGTTTCAACGGGGCAAAATTAGTGTTTGTCCCTAATTAGGAAGGAGTGATAAAGGTGTCAAAGAGCAGCGGAGGATCCAAGAGCACTACAACCCAAAAGAAGAAAACAACGACCACTGCCCCGAGTACTGCTAATTACAGGCAGATCGAGAATAAGACTACTACGCCTACTACAGCTAATTACCGGCAAATAGAAAATAAGGCTCCAACCACGACCACCACAACTGTAACCACCCCAGGTTATAATGCAGCAGCTGGGTACTATGTGGGCAAAGCCGGGCAGAGCGATGAAGACCGTACACGGGAGGCCATTAGTTATTATGCTTCCAAGGGCATGACTCAACAATTGAATAATGCCCTTAATTACGCTGCAAGTAAGGGGTACAATATTGCAACTACTCCAAGTACCGCGAATTACCGGCAAATAGAAAATAAGGTTTCTACACCTAGCAGTAGCAATACCAGCACCGGTGGATTAATGAGTAAAGTGGTATCAGCTTACAATAAAGCTGATCAGGCGCTTGGTGGTATTCTGCCTGGAGGGTCGTCATCGCCCAGCATTTCCAGCATTGAGAATTCGCCGGCCTATCGGGCTATTATAGGTGATCCTAATCAGGGCTATGGAATACGCGATATGGCATCAGCTGCAGTAATGGCTAATCCTGTAGGCGGGACTGCCGCTGGCATATCTTCTCTTGCTAAAGCACTGTCTTCAGTTGCCAAGGCTGTAAGCCGTGCCGGCAGTGCTTCTGGTTTAGCTTCCAAAGCTTTCAGCGTGGCCAGTAAAGGGGCAGATGGCGTTGCCGGGATTGCATCAAAAGCTTTCAGCACAGTAGGAAAGGCTCCGGCCGCTGTGGCCAATGTGATGCGTAACGCTCCCACAGCTTTGAAAGTAGGAGTGCCGGCTGTGGGTATTGGTGCCCTGGCAGTTAACCAGGCGGCTAAGGAATTAGGTATCGGACAGGGGAGTAATTTAACTCAGGAAGATATTCAAACCATGAATCCAGCTCAGGTAACTGGAGGTCAAAGCCCTAACACTATGACTGTTCCGACAGGCCTACGTGCTCCCTCTGGCGGCTACACCGTACCCGGCGGATATGTGAATAGCATGGGAGGAGCTCCGGCCGGTGGTGAGGTAGACATAACCGGACAGATGTCTAATGGGAATAATATGCCACAATTACCCGGAATAGACTTCTTTACTTTGCTCAATATGATGGGCATGAATCAGCAGCTACCTGAGCAGCTGGTAGAGATAATTCAACCGGAAATGCCAGACTTCCTGGCTCAGCAGCAGGAATTGATGGCACTTATAGACCAGCTCACCCAGCAGAACCAGGCTATGTCTATGCAGTATCTGAACCAGATGACTGCACAGCTGGACCAGCTGGAGAAAGAAATCATAGCTCGCTATGAGCAACAGGGAACTGAACTGGACCCGGCTACCATGGCAGCTTTGACTGAAATTAGAAATCAGGTCAATTTACGCAGGCAACAGCTGATGGAGGAAATGAATCGCCGCGGTCTGCTTCAATCCGGTATCTGGATAGAAGAAGAAAACCGGATACTGTCCAACCAGTTGACCGCAGAGGAACGCTTGCTGTCGAACCGCCTGGCGGAGGCTCAAAATGCTATTATGAACACCCTGGCCAGCTTTGCACAGCAGAGAATGAACATTATGGGCAGTTCTCTGGAGAACCAAATGAATCTTATGGCCAACAGCGCTAATTTGAAACTCAATGCACTGCAGAACCTGCAGAACCAGCAGAATCAATGGGCACAATGGCAGGCAGAACAGCAGGCGGCCGCTCAGCAGGCAGCAGCCGCCCGTGCAGCATCTCAGCAGAAACAGCAAATGGATCTGGCGAGATGGTTGTACGAACTGCTATTAAAGCAGGCTAATGCTGACCGGGAATATGAGCTTGACCGGATGCAGACTGTTTACAACGTGAACAAACCATATTATAGCCCGAATACTGGCGGCTCAGGTATGACTACTACGGAAAAGAAGAATAATGCTCTGGCCGATGCTTATTCTGCTGTAGACCAGGCCAAGAATAGCGGTCTGAGCAATGACCAAGTGGCTCAGAATATTATGTCCCAGTATGCTGAGCTTACCCGTTATGGGGTAGATCCAAATGCAGTTTTGGATTACCTGTACCAGCGGTACCCGGAACAAAATTCCGGCAGCTGGTACACGCAGTTAGATGAAAGATTAGGAGGTTGGCTGCCCTTTGGGGCTGGGAGGTAGTGCAAATGTTTGATTTTAGCGGCCAGAACAAAAATCAGATGACAGGTAATACACGCTTTAATTTTGGCGGGAGCCCTCAATCTGTATCCCAACCAGTACAGCAGAAAGTGGTTCAACAGCCTGCTGCTAATAAGGGATACACAGGGTTTAAAGCCCTGGCAGCTAAAACTGCTGACATTTTGCTTAACCGGCCCAGGCAGGCCATCCTGGCAGCTGCTACCTACGATGCCAAGAATAACAACGGCTTTCTGCAGGACCTGAAAGGTGGCTGGGAGGAAATCAAGGCAGCCTTAAGAGGGGAACGCCGGGACGCTACTGGCTCTAAGTACCTGGAAGCAAAAGGCTTTAATGCTGGTCTTGGTCGTGACCTGGCAGGAGGAGCTATAGATATACTGGCTACTCCTGCCTTTAACCCATTGATGAAAGCCGGCAGTAAAATAACCGCTCCTATTCAAAATGCTACTGCTAAACGCATTACAGGTTCAAGTGCTGGGGGTGCTCTGTTTGGTACAGCTGATGCTTTTGCAGCTGAACAGCCGACCGGTGAAATTGCTAGCCGGGCTATAACAGATGCGATCCTGTTCGGCGGAATTGATGCTGGGCTGATGGGATTAGGTAAAGCAGGACGGGCACTGCTTTCTAAACCTAAAGCTCAGGCCGCTGAGGCTGCTGTTATTCCAGCGGCAGAAAAGAAGGCCGCTGCCCCTGCTTTTAATTTTGTAGAAGCAGCTCCTGAGACAGCTAGCAAAGAGCTAAAAGAAAGCATCTATAACAATACCCGAAGCCAGCTGCAGGAGCTATTCCAGAGGACCAATCTTGTTGATAATATCAAGGACATCTCTGGCGTTAGCTCTTATATGCGAGACCCCTATCGTAACTTGGAGCGGGCCTTTGGCCAGAATTTCGGTGAGATTGAGCGCTTGATCATGCAGCCATTTGACCAGGCTAAGGCTGCCAATATTCAGTATCAAGAGAAGCTGTTACAGGACCTGAAATCAAACATAGTTGACCGCCTGGGCATAAAAAAAGGTAGTCGTGACAGCGCCCTGGTGCAGAAATTTGGGGAAGGCGGTTACGAAAAGGTTATAACTGACCCTAAAACTGGGGTGAAGTCAACGCAGTGGGTAAAATATACCTGGGACGACCTGGTAAAAGACGTTGGCCCGGTCAGAGCCCAGCAGATAGCGGAAGCTGATGCCTGGTTCAGAAATGCTTATGACCAACTTATCAATGATGTAAACAAGGCTAAGGAAGCCATATATCCTTTTGCTGAGGAACGTATGGCCAACATAGCAGCAAAGATTGCAGACCTGAAAACACCGGGCAAATACTCCCGCCAAGCCCAACAAGAGAAAATCCAGGCCTTAGAGTGGGAACTTAATACCCTAAGGAAAAACCCGCGGCGCAGAAGTAAAGAAGATACTAAGTATATGCAGACGCTGGTTAACAAGATTGAAGAAATCAAAAATGACCCGGTCTATACTGCTGAAGGCCGACAAAGTATGATTGAGCACCTGGAAAAGGAGCATGAAAAAGCGCTGCGCGGCAAACGGGTACCCAAACGGAAAGATTATTACCGTCACTTCCGGGAGCTGACCGACAGCTACCAGGGACTGAAGAATATCTTCGACAGCCCGGCTAATATTGACCCGGCTCTGGAAGGATTATCATACCAGACCATGCCGCGGTCCAAGTGGGCCAGCTTTGCTCAGAGAAGGGACGGAGGCATGGCTTACGATCTGGACGCGGTAGGTGGCTTTCTGGATTACGTGCCGGCAGCCTCCAGGGCAATCCATATTGACCCGCATATTTCCAGATTTGAGGCTCTGGCGGATGAACTGGCTGAAGCTACTTTGACTAAAAAGAATGCTAACAACTTAATCAGGCATATCCGGGAGCTGGCTCAGAACATCGCGGGCAAAACTAATCCTTTAGACCGGTTTATGCAGGACTTCTTGGGCCGCAAGACCTTCAATGTACTGAACTGGATGAACAGCAGGATAAAGGCTAACACTGTCCTGGGGAACGCCGGTACCACTGTAGCTCAGATGGCGAATATTCCACAGGGTATAGCCTTTGCCAAGCAGCATTCAATAAATGGCCTCAAGCGGACGATGAAATCAATATTTGTGCCCGATGATGCAATTAAGCAGTCTGCCTTTCTGAAGGAACGGTTTGGCAATAAAATGTATCGCCAGTTTGATGATAAACTGCTTGACCAGCCCAAGAATTTTGCTATCTGGGTAATGGAAACATCAGACCGCATCGCAACCGAGTTTATATGGAACTCCTGCTACGAAAAGGCTCTGGCTGAGGGAATAACCAATCCGGTACGCTTTGCTGATATCAATACCCGCAAGCTGGTAGCAGGTCGGGGAATAGGAGAAGTTCCTCTTGCCCAGCAGGCTAAACTGTTCCAGCTGTTTGCTCCGTTCCAGATTGAGGTAGGCAACCTCTGGCACGTTATGAGCGACACCATGAAGGCCAAAGACTTCACTGGTCTGGCTGTGCTATCTGTAGCTCTGTGGTTATTTAATCGCGGAGCGGAACAAATTAGAGGAACGGGAGTAACATTTGACCCGCTGGATGCTTTAATCGACGCTATAACGGATGAAGATATGACTCCGGTTGAACGAGTTGGCAGACTGGCCGGGGAAGTAGTCAGCAACATACCTGGAGGTCAAACTCTGGCGGCTATAACTATGGACGATTACCAGCGGCAGAAGTTCTTCGGCGATGAAGATCCGACTCGATATGGTACCGGATTATTGGTGGCTAAAGGGGCGCAAAATCCACTGTATAGACTGGTGACTCCTTTTGGTGGTGCCCAGTTGGAAAAGACTATAAAAAGCCTGGAGGCCATTGGCCGGGAAGGCGTCTATACCAAGGACGGAACGCAGCTAAGGTATCCTATCAGTTTGGATATGGCCAATGTTATTAAAGGATTACTGTTCGGGCCGTCTGCTTTCAGGGAAAGTCAGGACTACTACGAGAACAACCGGAAGCCTTTGACTGAAAAACAGACTCAGCGTGTGATACAGGGAGGACGGTCTCAGTACATGCAGGTCGCTGCTGAACGCTCCAAGCGGGCGCTTAACAGCCAACTGAAAGCGATTGATAATGATCCAAAACTAACTCCAGCAGAGAAGGCTAAAAAGAAGGCGATGCTGCGGCAGAAGTACCGGGAGCAGATGGCAAAATAAAGGGGAGGTTAATTCCTCCCCGTAGCATTCCAAATATCGGCATCTTTTTCCCACCATCTAGTTTCAAGGAGGTGGTCTCCAGCAACTTGCTCAATTTGTTCTGGAGGAACATCCAAGGCAGTGAGTAATTTACGCTCAGCAGCAAGAGCTTCCGCTTCAAGGTGTGTTTTAGGCTCTTTACCTCTGCCCAGAGCATATTGGACAGCATGAGCGGATTCATGAACTAGCATTCGCTCCATATTGCGTAAAGAGCCCTCTTGATCAGTCAAGTTATAATACCAATTACAGACGCGAATAGTACCTGTGCGATTAATAGTTGCAGCATAAGAAGAATCACCTTCTATTAACTTGACCTGTACACAATACTTACAAACGTCTTCATACTGCTCTGGCGAAAACTCTTTTATGGTAGCCAGGGCGTTTTTAATGTGCTGCTGGAACTCTTCTGGGCCGTCTATATATGGCTCATTAAAGGCATAGTGGTACAAGTAAGCTTGAGGCGGAGGCGCCTGGTCAGTCTGCACTTTGTAGTAGTATATATAGCCATGATAAGATACCGCATAAACTACGGCTAAAAACACGGCGTATAGGAGTAAGTTTTTTATTGTCTTTGACATTAATACCAACTCCTTACAATCATTATATACCAAATTAAGCCTGTCTTAAAAGGCGGCTATTTTATTACAGGGAGGGGATGAGGTGGCATATGCGATAGTAACTATTGGAAAAATAGGCGACGCATTGGCTAATCCACTGGCCTGGCTGATGAGTTTTGGATTAGCTGTAATAGGTTACCTTTTGGGGGATCCAGGAGCTCCATTTTATGCGCTCTGGACAGCAGTGGCCATGGACTTATTGTCCAGGCTCATATCGGAATCAGTCCAGCATGGAGGCTTCTGGAAAGCAGTCCGAGAGGGGCACATACAATCAGATAAGGCACTGGCCGGGGCAAAGGTAAAGATCCCGGCTTATTTCATTATGTGTGTGTTCGCTGCCCAAATAACCAAGTTTCCTTATGAGTATGCTTATGTGGCCAGTTCTATCATTTATGGCATCTTCTTTTTCGTGGAACTGGAAAGTACCTGCGAAAATTTCATTGAAGCCGGTGTTGAGGAATTCGCCTGGCTAAAACGATTCAGCAAACGAAAGCTGGAACAGATCGTCGAGGATGGGGAAGAGAATAATAAGCCACCCATTTAGGAGGTGAGATTAATGAGGATTTGTATCGACCCCGGTCATGGTGGTAAAGACCCTGGAGCAGTCAGCAATGGTCTAAAGGAAAAAGATATTACTCTGTCCATCGCTCTTGAAACTGCTAGGTTACTCAGAGCTGCAGGACAGACTGTGATACTTACCCGGGAGACAGATCGTTTTATAGACCTGACTCAGGAAAGAGCCCCAGCAGCAGATATCAGCGTGAGCATCCATGTAAACGCAGGCGGAGGCTATGGGCTCGAAACTTGGGTATCAGCATTCCATCATGTCAAAGAGTCCAGACAACTAGGACAGGCTATCCAGGATAGCATATTAAAGCGGATCCAATTCCGCGACCGAGGTATAAAATCCAAGGCGAACTCTAGTGGTACTGATGATTACTTATATATGTTACGCAAACCAAAAGGCGTAGCTGTACTGGTCGAATGCGGCTTTATTGATTCCACAACTGACGCGGCATTTTTAAGATCAGCTGACAAACTGAAACAGATTGCTCAGGGTATTGCCAGCGGTATACTGCAGTACCTGGCGAAAGGAGTGATTGACGTGGCGTTGGATAAGTGGATGGTTGATGGTGGCCAGGCTGCTCTGAAATATCTGGAGCAAAAGGGCCTAGTGCTCAATGCTGCTGATTGGGGTAAAGAAGAAAAACTGGCCGCGCCTGTACCGTCATACCTGTTTTGGATGATGATGCAGCGACTAACTGAGAGAATGGAGGCGAAATAATATAATGGCAGCTGGAATTATGGTGGTTGTTATTGCGGCAGTGTTAGCCGAGGCAGTCTGGGAGACTGCAAAACCTATCTGGGACAAGGGCAAAATAAATCCTGACCGCATTGGTGCTTTAGTGATTGGTGTTATTGTGGCAGTGGCTGCGGGCGTGGATCTGTGCGCTGCGTTGGGGCTGCAGATAGCATATCCAATCATAGGACAGCTATTGACCGGGATCCTGATCAGCCGGGGAGCAAATTTTGTACATGATCTGCTAAAAGGCGTGCAGCAGTTGTCAGCGTAATGTAAGGCCGGGGCTAGTCCCCGGCTTTTGTGTTTTCTTGCCACTATCTTCCTTCTTTTCGGTTTTGGGTTCTGCTGCAGGGCATATTGAGCAGCCAGATTACAGCAGCTGCCCGGGAAGGAAATCGGTACTCAAAGTGCAAAAATAAGCGGCCGGTATATGTTTCGTAAATCGGATATTGTGGCTTAGATTCGTGAAATAAATTGCCCATAAAATTGCCCACAAAGCGTATCCCAAAAAGGCCAAAAACAAATAAGCATTTACTAAAGCAAAAAATAAAAATCCCATTACAATGCGTGTTTGCAAACTTAAACTAATTAAAAACATAAACATTTCATAATTCACACGGTAGAAGCCACAGGTTCGAATCCTGTTGCGCCCACCATAAGAAGTAATAATCAGCGAGGGTTACAAGCCCTCGCTTCAGACTGTCGAAAAAGGCCATGTAAAGAGATCGCC